GTACTGAGCAGTTACCACAGGCAGTGGTAACAGGATTCCCTGAGAAGAACGGGGGAGTCCGGTGTGCTACGATTCACGGTACCATAGAGATCATGGCGGCCAGATGCATAATGGGTTTTCTACTTCCTATGTTGAAGAAGAAGCGATACTCCAAATCCCTTCTCCACGGTGCTGACGTACACTTGCACGGTGGAAGAGGTGACATTCTCGAGAGTACCGATCTATCTAAGGCGACAGACCGGCTCTCCATCGAGATGGCCACGGTGGGACTTGAAGCACTTCTTCGAGGAGCGGCAGCTCCTCAACCCTTGATCGATGCGGCCCATGTGATCACTGGCCCTCATGCACTCTCTATCAGGAACGCTGACAATGCAACGCGCCCTGTCGGCACCACTACCTGTGGCGCCTTCATGGGCTTAGGTCCATCCTGGATCCTCTTGGCACTTGGCAATAATTATGCACTCCACACGGCGGGTATACCCGAAGGTTGCGCTGCGACGAATGGAGACGATGCATTAGTTCTTGCCCGGAAGGCGAAGCTGACACGGTACAGTTCAGCTCTCACCGACCTCGGCTTTGTGCGAAATGAGGAGAAGAGTTTCCGGTCGAAACCGGCGTACGAAGAGGGGCAGAAGATCTATGGAGTGTTCTGTGAACGATTAGCAGAAGGTGAAGCAGTCACGAGGGTGGTGCGAGGAGTCAAGCGACTCGTGGTACATGTACTCGCTACCCCCACAGTGAGGATTGGTGAAGCTGCTGGCACGAGGAGATTAGAGGAAATGGACGGATTCCGCTCTGTTGATCTTCTCAACTCGTTGCCAGCCGGCGTCAATCGACACATACGTGCACTTGCCAAACGAACGGCAGCTAAGATGTCTTTAGGAGGTCACGGTCCTCTCGCCTGCGGTGGCGGAGGCTCCGGAAAGGTAACGTCTCTCAGCGTTAGAATGTTGGCACTTGGTGGTGCGACACCCACACCGACTCGCTCCCTTACCCCAATGGAGCGGGAGGACGCAAAAACGCTGCATGAAGAACAGCAGCGAGTGTCCCTGTTAACACCAGATTCGAATCACGAAGGAATTCCTCTCTCAGAATGGAGGGCCACAAGGGCCACCCAACTGGGACAGAGAAGAATTCGCAGGGGAGATTATGGTGGAAAACAAAAGAAGTACACGAGGAAGGACATCAAGGATGGTTTCGACAAACGACGCAAGGTCGCTGGAAAACTCAGTCCACTTGATGCCCTCGGCAGCCCGAAGGCCGCCACTCGGTATTCCCCGCACGCGCTAAAGCGTGCAAGGCACTACGTCCGGAATGGGAACTGGAAGCGGGCGTGCTCAGTGCTACGGAACGACGATCCGAAAACCGTCGCAACCTGCCAGGTTGCTCCGAGTCAGACTCTTTGTCAGACTCAAAACCGATTACCCGATCGGGCAGAGGGAGACATCATATAA